TAAGGATCGAATGGCCGGACTACTCGAACCCGACAAATACTTCAAGGCTTATCAGTATCCAACTGTCGATGCCTGTATTGACTTCATCAATCGTTTTGTATTCACTTACGACCCCCGCCAGAAGTAGACGAAGATACCGTTTTTCCTCTATCCACGGCAGGAGGAGTTCATTCAATGGCTGTGGGATTTATACATGAAGCGCCAGAACGGTGTTTGCGATAAGGCGCGTGACGTGGGAGCATCTTGGGGCTTCATTGCATTCTCTGTATGGCTTATGCTGTTTCAGGTGAATACGTCTATCGGCATATTCTCATTCAAAGCTGACAGCGTGGATAAAATAGGCGATATTTCCACCCTGTTCGGGAAAATCCGGTTTATCCTGGATAACCTGCCAGCGCTATTCATCGAGGGTATCAAATCGAATTACTTCTATATCCGCAATAGCACAACCAATTCAGATATAAGCGGAGCTTCAGGTGATAACCCTGGTCGCGGTGATAGGAGGTCAATTTACTTCAAAGACGAGTCAGCGTTCTATGAACGGGCTGAAGTGATTGAGGCGGCACTATCAGAAACATCAGATTGTATAATTGACATATCCACTCATCAGGGAACGAATACATTATTTTATCAAAAAGTATCATCAGGGGCCATTCCTGTATTTATATTCGAGTGGTTTAGCAATCCTAATCATACACAGGAAATGTACAATGTCAAGCGGCAGGCGGCTTTAGACCAGGGTTTAATACACATATTTCAGCGTGAAATAGACAGGAATCCAGGGGCCTCTATCGAAAATGTCGTAGTCCCTACCGAATGGGTAAGATCTGCTTTGCAGGATAAAATTATAATCACAGGCAAGCGGATAAGCGCCCTTGATGTTGCGGACGGCGGGGTAGACACGAATGCTCAGTGTATAATGGACGGTAATCAACTCATATCTATAACAGAATGGGGTGATACACAGGATGTAACCGCTACGAGCGAGAGGGCTTTCTGGACAGCGGTTGATAACGATTGTGTAGAATTCCGCTATGATAATATCGGTGTAGGCGCTGATGTGCGTGGAGCTGTAAGAAAAATCAAAGAGGCTATAGAAGCGATTCCAGAAGCCGAAAGAACAGACAGGCAAAAGAAAGCCCTTGATATGAAGATTGTCGGATGGTCCGCAGCCGGAAAAGTTATTGACCCGATAGAATCTGACACCGGGGATAAGCGCAATGATGAGCTTTTCGAGAACGCGAAAAGTCAGGCATATTGGCGCGTACGCTTCCAGTTTTTCAATACCTGGCGCTATGCGAACGGTAAGGACTGCGATCAATCACAAGTTATTTCATTCGCAAAATTGGCAGGTCAGGCTATAATCAATAAATTTATGAATGAGATAAGCCAGCCGCAAAAAGATACATCGGCATCGGGTAAAATTATAATCAACAAGAAACCTAAAGGCACAAAAAGCCCGAATATGATGGAAGCGCTTATTATCGCAAGGGCAAAAATAGAAGAGTTCACATATCAATCTGATGTATTTTAGGAGGGTTTATGTCTGATGAATCAATGGAGTATAAGCTATCAAAAAATCAAGCAAAGGCAATCTTGAAAGGACAAAGAGGCCGGACAAATCATTACCGCAAGAAAGGCATTATACAATCGCAGCCCTTGAATATCAAAATCTATGATAACCGCCAGCGCATAGTAAAGCGGGTATGCCCAATATGCAGGAAGAAATTCGAGACAAAGCACATTGGCGGGTATATGCACTGCAAATCCTGTGACAACAAATAGGCAGGTTTTACAATGTCAGGAATTGCCGATAATACAATAGTTTGCAAAACTTACGAACGGACGGGCGGGAGAGGCAAAAAGAGGCCGACTAAGAATTGCGGAGCGCCCGGAGAAAAGAGGAAATTCCGTAATCAGATATGCAGGAATGAGTATAAACCAGAATGGCGGGACTTGAACGAAATAAGCGAAGCTATCCAGGACCCTGAATACATCAGTTTTGCCATTGATTGCATTGCTGACAAAATAGCATCAGCTTGGATGCGTGAAAAGTACGCAAGGAAGGGGTAAATGAAATTCAGGATTTTAGAAGATACAACAAAGCCCGAAGGTATAAAATACATCGTTCAGAAAAAAGTGTTATTCTTTTGGCATAATCTTGATGGATTGCGTTATATTAATATCGACCTTGCAAACAAAGCTATTGCCAATTATATCAAGCACAAAAAAACAAACTGCATTAAAGTGATCGAAACATCGGAACCCGTTATAACAATAAGTCCGAGAGTCCAATAAATGAAAGATCAGCTTGCATTAATGCCAACCCCTATTGAATCAAAGCGGTTGGAGCCTATCGAGACAAAAGATATTCAGTATGGCATATCAATGGACACGATATTCGGGAATACCGATAATGAGCTTGGGAGCTGGTTATCGGCGACAATGGCTTATTACCTATTTGCAGCTGTCGATTGTGTGCATAATGCCATTACAATAGTCAGTGATGAGTTTAGCCAGATAAGGCCGGTATTGCAGGACAAGAAAACAAAAGAGTATGTACTTGAACACGAGGCGCTTTCCCTCATTGAATCCAATGACATGCGCTGGAACGAAAGCCAGGTTAAAAAAGAATTAATGATTTCATTTATGGCAGGCGGTGAAGCCTTCCCGGTTATAGGCGGCAACGTCAATTATGATCCTGTCAGCTTCCGGCATTATCCAGCGAATACAGTATCAGTAATGCAGGGATCGGACGGGTATATTCAAACTATCATAGGGTCATATCAAAATGTCATAACCACTTATAACCGTGCGATAGATACAATGGCTTATAAAAACGGCCTCAATACATACCTCTTTGAAGATCAGATACAATTAAACCAGATGATGCATATTATCAGCAACCGCAGGAGAAATTATTTAAGGGCACAGTCCGACCTTGAATCAGTTTATTATCAGGCCCTTATGAAATTCTATATCGGTATGCATAATACAGGCATAGTCAAGAACGGGTCAAGGCCGTCCGGTAAATGGTCCCCTGACGGCGGCGCGTTAAGCCAGGATCAGTATAAAGCGTTCAAGTCCGCTATTCAGGAGGGGCTATCCGGGCCGCCTAACTCCGGGAAAAACATTATCTTGAACGGGCCGACAAAATATGAAAATCTCCTCATCACTTCCCGTGATATGGATTTTGTGAACCTGATGAAAACATCGGCGGTCGATGTTTACAATGCCTATCGAATACCACTTCCCCTTGTGACCACTGAAACAATGACACTGGACAATTACAGGCAGGCAATTTATATGCTCTATGATCTTGCCGTGCTGCCGAAAGCAAAGTTTATGTTCAAGAACCTGGGAGACTTTATACTCGCAAGGTATAAGGACGGGAACAGGTTTAGAATGGTTCTTGACGAGCGGGAAATTCCGGCATTAAAGCAGCGCCTGTTCGAGCGCGGTCAATCAATGAGAAATATATTTGCGTTTACCGAAGATGAAATAAGGGCCGAAGCGGGTTACGTTGCGCGCGAGGACGGCAAGGGCGATACGATTTATATACCTGCGACTTACATTGATTCCGGGAAAGGCGATGAGGAATACCAGGTCGATCCGTTTATCATAGCCGGTCAAAAGCCGGGAACGCAGACAGACGATACACCGGAACCTGACGATAATATCGACAACATCAATAAAACTAACCTTGACAAAGGATCGGCAGGGACAAATGGCAAGCCTGTAAAAGCAAAGAAGGGCAAATGAAATATTTCCTTTTTATGACCTATCACAAGATCATTAATAGGATAAAAACATTTTGGCCCCGGTTTAAATTATATTGGCTGTCCCTTTATTATGCAATTTTGAAACTCAATGTATCGTTATGGAAAAGGCCCGTTGACAGGCAGAGCTTAAGAAGCAAAGGGAAATCAGAGCTTGCAAGGCGTGTCATTGATCTGGTCGCAGAAAAGCAGGGGCTTAACCCGCAATTTGCGTCTTTCGAGGAAATTAAACGGATGCCGAAAAGATTGTTGATAAAGCATATTTTATCATTATCGCAGGAACTTGGGAAATGACTAAGATAACCGAAAAACGCATACTTGCTAAAGCCACGGAAATACTTAGGGCTAAGTATGCCTTAGAGTCCAAATTTCGGCCTCTGGTGGGCGCTTTTTTTGCCTTATGTAAGGCTTCCGTCAGGGCGGGTGATTCCTTGCCCTCCAGCGAGGGCATAATTAATAAATATGCCAATCATATAGTCGATACGCTGTTTGAGGGCCATACCGATAGAACTAAGATCAAGGCAAAAGTAATAAAGAGCATATCTAAGACCGTCAAGGTCCATTGGAAGTCAATAGACAAAACATCGAACGAAAAATTGAAATTATCTCTTCAGGCAGCCAGGGACGCGCACGATACGCCGGAACTTAAAGCCGCTATGAGCAATCGCAGCTTAAATCTTACGGCATCAAACATATTCGATGGATATAGCCAGGGCCGGATTGACAATATAGTCATAAGCGAAACGACCGGCATTCACAACAAGGCCAGGCTGTCAATACTCACTAATTGCGTGCCTGAATATAATGCCGCAATTGAAGATGAGGACTATGATGAGGCTGAAGATCTTGCAGACCTTGCCGATTCAATTCAGATTGACGACGCAAACGATAATCACAGGATAGTCGGGGTTGTATTGATAGCGGGGGGAGCGGAGCCGGAGGAACCGGCAGAAGAAGAAAAGCCCGTTGAATTAATGCAGACTTGGGCCGCTATGGATGATTCAGACACTTGTGTTATTTGCCAAGAGCTTGACGGTCAGACCGTTCCTATCGGCGAACCTTTCACGGCAGGGGGTGAAGATTATTACGACCCTGGCGATACGCACAACCGTTGCAGGTGCGATATAATAATGTGAGGTAGGTATGTTAAAACCAAATGAAAACAAAGCCATCAAGGATTTCTTTATACACCCGCAGACTAAAGAAGAATTAACAACATTAAAGGCGAAAGTCCAGGGCGTACCGGCGCAATATCAATTCGCCTTCCAGATTGAAGGGCATAGCACGGGGTATGAATTAACCTGCTGGGTCGAGGGCGCAAGTTATGATGAAGCGAGCGAAAACGCAAAAGCAGAAATCAGGCGGCGAGGATTCACGACAGGCAATATAACCTTGACATTAAAGCATTTGCAAAATAAAATATATGGAGCAAATAGAGGGGTAACGAAAGGATGAAAGACTTCTGGAAACTATTCGACCGTATCTATGTTATCAATATTCCCTCACGTTCTGATCGTCTCCAGTCAATAGAGGATCAAATGAAATCCCTGGCAATTCCTGAATACACCCGGAAAGACGGAATTATAGTCAATGCAGGCGTAACGCTGAAAGACAGAGAGGCCGGATGCAAAGCAGCGCATCTCAATATCATCCGGGAAGCAAAAGAGCTTGGTTTAAACCGTATTCTTATATTTGAAGATGATACCGTATTCGAGAGCAACGCAAAAGAAGTACTTCAAAAGTTCAAAGAATTTATAGCGGCTACGGATTATGATATATTCTATCTCGGGGCGAATGTATTTGAGGGGCATTATTACTGCCTTCATGCCTATATCGTCAATAAGCAGTTCTATGATAAAATGCTGTCTTACGAATCAGTCGATAAGCCGATTGATGTTTCGATAGCAGAAGGGCTGGGGAATTTCCTTTGTGCGAATCCCAGGATAGCTTATCAAAGATCAGGATATTCAGATATTCAGAAAACGGATATTGTCTATGACAAATTACTCAGGGAGGGAAAATGATATACGATGGCCAGAAATATTATATTCTTAAAAGCGGGAATAAAGTATATGCGCATAATGGAATTATCGGACTTGATCCGGATGCGGAGTTTATCTCCGAAGGGTATGATGGCGGTATTTGCGGATTTAAGGATGATGAATAT